GGCAAGAAGAGGTGGGTCTGGAGGGCTTGACTCCCCCACCCCGCTATGCTACCCTGCTACAAACCTAGACCTTCACGCTTGCCGACCGACTAGGCGGACTTCTCCTCAGAGACGGCAAGAGCAGATTGAGGACAAATCATGAGCTTCGCTACCTTCTCTGGCCCGGTTCGCGTGGGCACAAACCGTTACAACCCTGGCCGCAACACCGGCTTGGTCACCTTGGCTCAGTCGTATGACTCGGGCACTGTGTCTGCCGCTACGGGCAACGTGGATGTGACGGCGTTCGTCATCCCGCAGGGCTCGCAAATTTACGACATCGTGGTGGATCAGGTTCAAGTCCCCACGGCCACCTCCACGTTTACGATTTCTGTGGGTACCACCTCTGGTGGTGCGGAGTTGATGGCGGGTGTTGCCACGACTGCTGGCGGGCGTTTCCGGGGCACAACCACCACTGCTACGCAGTTGGCATGGCAGACCTCCACCACGGGTGATACGACGATCTATATCCGCAACGCCATCGGTACTCTGGCAACCACGCAGGGTCGGTTCATCGTGACGGTGACTTACATCCAGCGTGCTCCGGACGGCGCTCAGAACCCGACCACGTTCCAGAACTGATGAACCCAGCCCCGCTTCGGCGGGGTAGTCTTTTGGGGGCCGCATGGCAAAAACCAATTACTCTCCGACGTTTCCCATGTACCCTGGGGACGCGGCTGCTGTGACCACGAGCGACACCGTTAACTTCTCTACCCCCAGCGTGATCTACGTGGGCGGTGCGGGGAACGTGCGTGTGTTGACTGCTCAGGGCAGTGATGTGACGTTCACCAGTGTGCTGGGTGGCAGTGTTCTCCCGGTGCAGGTGATCAAGGTGTTCGCAACGAACACGACCGCTACGTCGATGACCAGGGTGTTCTGATGTCGTTTGGCTTCGGGTTTGGGTTTCCGCGCAGGTTGACCTCTGGCGGTGGGCTGAGCCCATCGCTGTACCTTGATTTCGTAGGTACGGGACTCCTGCCTTCCACGGTCACCTTCTCCCGAGGCACCAACGCCACGCTGACGGACAGTAACGGACGGGTGGCCTATGCGCCGCACAACCTGCTGACGAACTCGGAGGACTTTGAGGCTGCGGCTTGGATTAAAGTCGGGGCTACAGTAACCGCAAATGCTACGGTGGCACCAGATGGAGCAACTACGGCAGACAAACTCGTAGAAGACACATCAACGGGCGTGCATGTAACTGCCCAAAACGCTAGTTTAACTTCTGGCGTTTCTTATACTTTTTCTGCTTACGTTAAAGCCGCAGAACGTACAAGACTTTGGTTTGAGCGTTCAAACGCTACGCTGACTGCTTTTACTGCTAATGTAGACTTTAGTACCGGGGAAGTTGTATCCTCAACGGGTTCTGTCACTGTTTCAGTTACGCCCGCCGGTAATGGCTTTTACCGAGTCTCTCTAACCGTTTTGGCGGCATCGACCGCCTCTGGCGGAGTGCAAGTGGGTTTGGTTTCAACCGGGAGCACAATAAACTACATCGGCAACGGAACCAGCGGTCTCTTCCTCTGGGGAGCCCAACTCAACATCGCCAACGCTCCGGTCAATCTGCTGACATGGAGTGAGGATTTCACGAATGCGGCTTGGACGCCATCCGCCGCAACGGTGGCGGCAAATTCCGTAGTAGCTCCAGACGGCACAACTACTGCGGATACGTTAACTTCTGATGGACTATCAAACCAACACATTGTTTCTGCTTCACCTACGTTAGCTGCCACCACCACGTATGCGTTCAGTGTCTATGCAAAAGCAGGGGCTACCAACTTTTTGCAGATCACCACAAACTTGACGGCAGGGAGCGCAAACCATTACGCAAACTTCAATTTGCAAACTGGTGTTGTGTCGGCTGTTGGTAGTTCCGCAACGGCAACAATCACTAGCGTAGGCAACGGCTGGTATCGCTGTGTAGCAGTGATGACTACGGTGCTTACAAGCTCAAGTGCCACGTTTATTGTGGTTCCTGTGGATTCAGGTACGGCTACAAGAAACCCGACATTTGCGGCAGTCACTTCTGTTTACATCTGGGGCGCTCAACTCAACACCGGCTCTGTAGCCCTGCCCTACGTAGCCACGACGAGCAGCATTTACCTGCCCCCGGCGTACAACCCCACCACGCCCAAGAACCTGCTTGGCTTCACTCAGGAGCCTGAGAACGCAGCGTGGACCAAGAGCAACTCGTATGTGCAGCAGAACTTGCTGACATGGAGTCAGGATTTTGATAATGCGGCTTGGGTGAAGACCATTGACGGTGGGATAACGGTTAGCGCAAATACGATTGTTGCGCCTGATGGCACTTTAACGGCAGACAAATTTATTCCAAACGCTGTTGCTGGGTTTCACGCGGCGCAGCAGACATATGTTTTTCCGAACTTAGCGCACTCGTTTAGTTTCTACGCAAAAGCTGGCGAATACAGTGCAGTGCAGATTTTCGATGGCCTCACGACAGACTTTGTTAATTTCAATCTCTTGACGGAGCAGGTAGGTTCTTCATTGGGTTATACGGGCGCGATTACATCTGTGGGCAACGGGTGGTATCGCTGCACAGGGACAAAGACATTTGCCGCAGGTTCTACGGCCATTCGGATTGGGGTAGTCACTAGCTCGACGGCGGTGCGCGGAGAGAGTTTTACAGGCAACGGCACAGACGGTCTGTTCATCTGGGGCGCTCAACTCGTCCAAGGCAGCACCGCAGGAGACTACACGCAGACCACCAGTGCAGCGGCACCGACGCGGTATGTGAACTGGGACGGTACGCTGACGGGTAGGAAGCTGGTTGAGGATACGGCGACCAGCACACAACATGAGATTCGCACCCCGACTTTCACGCCTACCGCGAACACGCCTTACACGCTCTCGGTCTACGCCAAACAAGGCGAAAAAAGGTATGTGCGTGTTGGCTTTCCCGGCGCTTGGGGCGGCAGTTCAGGCTACGTTATTTTTGACCTTGAGACAGGGGCACAGACCTATTCCAGCAATGGTGGGTTGATCTTTTCAATCGAAAGTGTCGGCAATGGCTGGTATCGCTGCCGTGTGGGCAACACTGTGACGATTGTTACGTCTTCTACGGCTTATATTGGCATTAACGACAACGCAACCACAGGCACCAGCTACACCGGCGACGGCACCAGTGGCATCTACGTCAGTGACTTCCAGCTTTCCAACTCTGCCAGCGTAGACCCTTACGTTTACAACCCACAGGCAGCGGCGGCGAGTACGGCGTACTACGGCCCGAGGTTCGACTATGACCCGACCGGGCTTCCGGTGTTGGGGAGTGAGCTTATTACCTCATCTTGGTCGGTGTCGGGCACAGGCGTGAGTCAAAGCGGTGGAGTAGTAACTTTTTCTGCATCTCCTGCTACAGATGCGGCAGCTAATACAGGAACTGTAGTTGTCGGTGTCGGGTATATCGCTGAGTTTACTGTATCGGGGTATTCAGGGGCTGGCGGAGTAAGTTTTACAAATGCCGGTAACTCAATCGGACTTGTAGCAACCGGAAACGGTGTGTACCGACAGTTGGTCTACGCAACTGGAACTGGGGCTATTGGTGTTCGTGCTCGTCTTTCAACAACGACTGCGGTTGTCTCCAACATCTCCGTCAAAGAAGTCACCGGTTACACCGCCACTGCAAAGGGCTTGCTGATTGAGGAGCAGCGGACGAACTTGGTGACGTATAGCGAAGATTTCAGTAATGCGGCTTGGATTAATACCTCTGCATCATTCAATACCAATTCCGCGATTGCACCAGACGGGGCAACAACTGCGGACAAAATTATCATTGCAAATGGGGTTCAACTTGGAGCATTAACGGGCGCGGGGGTGCGTCAACAACCTTCAAAAGCCGCAACTTCAATAACGTACACCGAAAGTGTCTTTGCCAAAGCCGCCGAGTTCAACAGCGTCATGCTGTTCATGGCAAACGGGGCCGGAAGTAATGGCGGAAGATGCACGTTTAACCTTGCTACAGGCACCTATAGTTCACTTACAACATTTGGGAGCGGTTTTTCTGGAGCAACGGCATCAATTGAGTCTGTTGGCAACGGTTGGTATCGCTGCATTTTTATTGTTACATCTGACACTGATACTTCGATTAGGTCCGGCATATTGCCTGTAGACACGGTAGCAACAACTGGCAACGGCACTTCTGGCATCTTCATCTGGGGCGCTCAACTAGAAGCCGGCTCCTTCGCCACCAGCTACATCCCCACTGTAGCCTCTCAGGTCACGCGAAACGCTGACTCGGCAAGCATGCTGGGGGACAACTTCTACGCTTGGTATAACCCGAATCAGGGGACGTTGAGTGCTGAGGCGACTGCATATGCAGGAACCACTACAAACAGGTATTACGAATTGAGTGATGGAACGTCGGCAAACGTAATCCAAAGTTTCGCTGGACCATCTACTATTTACACAGAATGGGTGTACGTTGGGGGTGTTCCTCAAGCCCAACTTTCATCTAGTGGCTCTCCAACGTCTTTGACAAAGATTGCAGCGGCATACAAGCAAAATGATTTTGCTGCATCACTAAATGGAGCGACACCAGCCACTGATACATCTGGAGCAATACCTCCAGTTAACAAACTAAACATTGGTAGTGCTTTCAATGGTTCTAGCAATTTAAACGGCACCATCCGCCGCATCGGCTACTACAACACCCGTCTTCCTAACTCAACCCTACAGGCATTGACGACCACATGACAGACTACATGCTGCGCTTTGCTGATGAGGCTGAGGCCACGGCCATCCTCTACACCTCCACCGAGGACGACGAGGGTCAGGTCACTCTCACGCCCAACTACTACGCCATCGACACGCTGGGAACCTTGTACGAGCGCCCGCCTGAGCCGCTGCCTGAGCCGTATGACCCCGTGCCGCTGGACGGCTGGTATGTGAACGTGCGGACCCCTGAAGCGCCTGAGTTGGACGCATACATCGTGGACCCCGGCCCTGCAGTGCCGAGAAGGGTGTGGTGCTGAAATGGCTAAGTCTCCCGCTTGGACCCGCAAGGAGGGGCAGAACCCCAAGGGCGGTCTAAACGCCAAGGGGCGGGCATCTGCCAAAGCCCAGGGTATGAATCTGAAGCCTCCTCAGCCCGAGGGCGGTCCTCGCAAGAAGTCGTTCTGCGCCCGTTCTGCGGGGCAGATGAAGATGTGGCCGGAAGCGGCCAAAGATCCTGATAGCCGCCTGAGGAAAGCGCGGCGTGCATGGAAGTGCTGACTCATGGAAGCGACAATACTCTGGAACCTCGTCCTGACCATCCTGATTGGTGCAGTGGCGTTCTTCATGTCGGCCAAGTTCAAGGAGCTTGATAGGTTGTCCATCCTGCTCAACCGCACGAGGGAAGAGATTGCTCGTGATCACATCACTCGGTCCGAGTTCCGGGCTGATATGAAAGAGTTGCTGGAGCGCTTTGACAGGATCGAAGCCAAGCTGGATACTCTGCGGAGTAAGCAAAGTGCCGGTTCAATCTGAGAAGCAGCGCCGGTTCATGTATGCGTCTCTCGCTGGCAAGACGGATGTCCCGCCGAGCGTAGCGAAGAAGTTTGTCGGGCCTAAAGCCCATGCCGAAGGAGGCGAAATGAAGATGTCCCCAGCCAAGAAGGCAATGGAAATGCGCCACGCTGCCGCCCTGAAGAAGGCCGGTAAGCCCAAGATGGCTGCTGAAGAAATGAAGGAAGCCAAGGGTAAGGGCTACGCCAAGGGCGGTGGCATCGAGTCTCGTGGCAAGACCAAGGGCAAGATGGTCAAAATGATGCGTGGAGGTTCCTGTGGCTGAATACCGTAAAGAGATGGGTCCGCCTCCGGTGGACATCGACCAGTTGTCCGCACTTCCTCCGGCGCAACGCGCTTCTGGGGAAAAGAAGGCAGCGGCTCAGACCAAGAAAGACTACCCGCCCCCGAAGCCTGCCAAGGTTCCGGTAAAGAAGATGGCAGGTGGTGGGTCTGTAACTCGTGGTGACGGCTGTGTAACCAAGGGCCATACCAAAGGACGGGTGATGTGATATGCGCAAGTACCGCAAATTCTCTGAAGGCGGCACGGCTGCCCTAGACGAACTCGCTTCTGGGCGTGAAAAGGGTAGCTTTGACGAAGATACCTACGCTCGGGCGAAAAAGTTTCTAGAGCGTGGGGGAAGTGACGCCCCCAAGGCGGCTGCACCGGCGAAACCAAAGCCCAAAGCATCTGCTCCCGCCCCCGCACCAAAAGCGGCAAGCGCAGAGATCCCCAAGGGTAAGGAAGCCGCCCCCGCGAGCACGGGTGAAGATACTTCTGGCCCCAGCAACATGGACCGCATTTTCATGGGGTTGGGCGCGGGCGCGGGGATTGCAGGCGCAGCAAAACTTGCACGGTTGAGCCGAGCCGAGAAGGCCGCAGAAGCCGCGAAAGAAACTGCGAAGGCCGCAGCGGCTAAATTTTCCTCCCCACAAACGGCGAAGCAGGTCACCACGGAAACTGGGCGTAGGTTCAGCCCCAAGGCCGAGATGGAAGCCGCCGAGTCCACGATGCGTGGAGCAGTTGGGCGTAAACAACTTCAAGCCAAACGCGCAGAAGCGGGTAGGACCGCCAAAGCTCGTGCAGAGACGATGGAGCGTAACAAGCCCGTCCTACAGGCTACCCCCAAGAAGGCTTCCCCTCGTGACCGTACACGGGAGGATCGTGAACCTGACTACGAACTCCGCGCTAAGGGTGGTCGGATTGGCTATGCTTCGGGTGGATCAGTCCGTGGCGGTGGATGCGAATCTCGGGGTAAAACCAAAGGTAGGTTTGTATGATGGCTTCACGGGGTATGGGGGCAATCCGTAAAGGTGTGGTGAAGAAGCGCCGTGATAACACTGACTTCACTGAGTACGCCAAGGGCGGCGAAGTTGGCCTCTACGCCAACATCAATGCCAAGCGCAAACGGATTGCCGCAGGATCGGGCGAAACCATGCGCAAGCCGGGTGCTCCCGGCGCTCCTACTGCCAAAGCGTTCAAGCGTTCCGCAATGACGGCGAAGTGATATGACAACCTCCGGCATCACTACATTCAATCTTGACCTCAACGAAGCGGTTGAGGAAGCCTTTGAGCGCTGTGGTGCAGAGCTTCGCACGGGTTATGACCTGAAGACCGCACGGCGGTCGATGAACCTGCTCTTCACAGACTGGGCCAACCGAGGGATTAACCTCTGGACGGTGGAGCAAGGCTCACAAGTCCTGACACCCGGTACAAATACCTACACGCTGCCTGCCGACACGGTGGATTTGCTTGAGCATGTGATCCGCACGGGCTCCGGTTCTGTTTCAACACAGACCGACCTGACCATCACGCGCATCTCGGTCTCCACCTACTCGTCCATCCCGAACAAGCTGCAACAAGCAAGGCCGATTCAGATCTGGATCAACCGCCAAGGCCCTGCTCCGCAGTTCACTGTGTGGCCCACGCCCGACAACTCGCAGACCTACACGCTCGTCTACTGGCGGTTGCGCAGGATTCAGGATGCTGGGGCCGGTGGTACGTACACGCAGGACATCCCGTTCCGCTTCCTCAACGCACTGGTTGCGGGGCTTGCGTACTACCTGTCCATGAAGATCCCTGGCGCTATGGAGCGCATGCAGGTTCTGAAGCAGCAGTACGATGAAGCCTGGGATCTGGCTTCGACGGAAGATCGTGAGAAGGCAGCTATTCGTCTGGTCCCACGCCAGATGTTCATCTCATGAGCAATCGTTTTGCAAACGGCGCAAAGGCCTTCGGGTTCTGCGATTATTGTAATTTTAGGTTTCCACTGAAGAAACTTAAAAACGAAGTTGTAAAGACAAAGCAGACACAAATAAAGGCGTGTCCTCAATGCTGGTCAATGGATCACCCACAACTTTTGTTGGGGACCTTCCCGGTAAGTGACCCCCAGGCCATCCGCGATCCTCGTCCAGACACAAACACTTGGTACGCCTCGGGCCAAACGGCAACTGGGTCTACCGGCGAGGGCAGCAGAGTAATCCAGTGGGGCTGGGCACCAGTCGGTGGTTCTCAGTCTTTTGATGACGGGCTGACGCCCAATTGGTTGACTTCTCCAGCAGAAGTCGGTACGGTCACGGTGGTCGTGACTTAAGGAGCGATGATGAAAAAAGATGCAATGGCGGCTCTCCGAGCCCACGCCAAGAAGCCCGCCAGTGAAGCTCACGGCAAAGGCTTCAAAAAGGGTGGCCCGACCACCGATGACCGCATGCGCCTGGGCAAGAATATGTCCCGCGCCATGAACCAGAAGACGGGGTGAGCCATGAAGACCAAGAAACTTGCTCCTGCCAAGTCCAGCTATCCTCAAGGCGCTGAGAACCCCCGTGACCTGTGCATGGTGATTGGCAACTCCTCCAAGGAGGTTGCTCCTCCGGCCAAGACCTCCGGCGTGAAGATGCGCGGTGCTGGTGCCGCCACCCGTGGCTTCATGGCCCGTGGGCCAATGGCGTAACATACAAAAAAGTATGCTATGAACTACACCGAGTTGCAGACCGCTGTTCAGGACGCGGTAGAGAACACGTTCTCGTCGGCTGACTTTGCCACAATGACGAAGTTGGCGGAGCAGCGCATCTACAACTCGGTGCAACTCCCCAACCTACGTAAGACTTCAAACCTTACGCTGGTCATCGGCAACCCACTGCTTGTTGTCCCGGCTGACTTCCTTTCAGCTTTTTCTTTGGGCGTGACCGTCGCTGGGGAGTTCAGCTTTCTGCTGAACAAGGATGTGAACTTCATGCGGGAGTCTTTCCCAAGTGTTGCCGTTACTGGAACGCCGAAGTATTACGCTCTGTACGGCACGCAGACGGGAACTCCGAAGGTCCAATCCTTCCTGTTGGGGCCCACGCCCGCCGCTGCGCTGACAGCAGAACTGAACTACTTCTACTACCCAGAGAGCATTGTCACGGCTACTACCACATGGCTTGGCGACAACTTTGACAGCGTACTGTTTAACGCGGTGCTGGTTGAAGTTGCTCGGTGGATGAAGCAGGAGCCTGACGTTGTGGCGGAAGCCAGCAAACAGTACGTCCAGTCTTTGACGTTGTTGAAGAACTTGGGTGACGGCAAGGATCGACAGGATGCGTATCGTTCGGGGCAGGTCCGAACTGAGGTGGTGTAAATGCTTATCCAGTGCGTTACCAACTCATTCCGCTCGGAGATGCTGCAAGGTGTTCATGACCTTGACACTGACATCCTGAAGATGGCGCTCTACACGAGCGTTGCGGATCTGTACCCGACCACCCAGGTTTACACGCTCACCGGGGAAGTTGTAGCCAGCGGATACACCGCAGGTGGTTTGGTTTTGACTGGAGTGACGATCACGACGGGGCCTGCAACGACAACGCAACCTGCTCCCGTTTACGTCACCTTCGACAACCCGGTGTTTAACGCGGCCCTGACGGCCCGTGGGGCGCTGATCTACAACTCCAGCAAGGCAGATCGCTCGGTGGCAATTTTGGACTTTGGCGCGGACAAGACCTCGACCACTACCTTCACGGTGCAGCTACCCGCCGCCACGCCCACCACTGCTCTGCTCCGCTTTCCTTGAGGTAACACATGCCGTCAACCTATACCACCAGCCTGCGCCTGACGCTTCCGGCAACAGGTGAAAACTCCGGCACGTGGGGCAATATCGTCAACACCGGCATTACACAGCTCGTTGACGATGCAGTAGCAGGGACTGCCAACATAACGATTGCGGGTTCCGATTACACCCTGACCAACACAGACGGTGGCACAAACGAAGCGCGAAAGATGTTTATTGTGGCTACCGGCTCCCCCGGTGCGGCCCGTAATGTAATCTGCCCTGCTGTAAGTAAGCTGTATTTCCTGTCTAACAACGTCACGGGCGGGTATGCTTTGACGTTGAAAACGCTGTCTGGTGCAGGGATCTCAGTTCCCAACGGCAAGACGATGGCGTTGTACTGCAATGGGACAAGCGTAGTAGATGCCATCACCAACCTGAGTTCCTTCACTATCGGCGGGTACACGCTGTCCTTGGGGGGTAACGCTACCTTTGCCAATGCGTTTACGACGGTCGGTGCTTTTGGCATCACGTTTACCGCGACCAATACAACGTCTGTTACGCTGCCTACAACCGGCACGTTGGCGACTTTGGCGGGTACAGAAACGCTGACAAACAAGCGGGTGAACCCTCGGGTAGACACGGTTGCAAGCTCGGCTACCATCACTCCCACAGCGGACACTTGTGATGTTTATACCATCACAGCACTAGCGACCAACACAGCAATTGCCGCCCCCTCGGGTACTCCCGTCAACGGACAGAAGCTGATGATTCGGATCAAGGATAACGGGACGTCTCGGACAATTTCTTGGACTATCACTGCTGGCGGCTACCGTGTCATCGGCACCGTGCTGCCTACCACGACTACCATTAACAAAACCATCTATGTTGGGTGCGTATACAACTCAGACGCAGGTTTCTGGGATGTAGTGGGCATCGCCTCGGAGGTCTAAATGGCAGATCGTTACTGGGTCGGCGGCACCGCAAATTGGGACGGCACGGCTGGGACCAAGTGGTCCGCCACTTCTGGTGGTGCTGGTGGTGCATCTGTTCCAACCTCTGCCGATAATGTCTTTTTTGACGCTAGCTCTGGTTCTGGCACGGTAACAATTTCAACAGTCAACGCCAACTGCAATAACCTGAATTTTTCCGGGTTCACCGGCACAATCTTTAGCGTTTCAAACACGCCGGAAATATACATATACGGTAACTTGGTTGTATCCGCTGGCATGACATGGTCCGCCAGCAGCAATCTTGCGTTTGCCGCTACGACTTCTGGTAAGACAATTACCACAAACGGTAAGAGTGTTGGTAATTCCGCACTGATACTTTTTGGTTCTGGTGGGGGTTGGACGCTTCAGGACGCCCTAACCAATACTGCGCCGATACAAGTAGCCAACGGAACCTTCACCACAAACAACTACAACATATCCTGTGGGCAGTTTGCTCCTGTTGGCGGCACTGTAGTATTGGGGTCCTCAACAATAACGTGTAGCTCTTTATATCTATCGGGCGCTACTGTAAACGCGGGTACATCAACCATAACCACTGGGGTTGTACAAATACCCTCGGGGGGGCCATATACGCTGTACAACGTAACAATAAATGGTAGCGTTTTAGCTTTTAACCAATTTACTGTTGCAACCACATTTAATAATCTCTCTATTGTACCGAGCGCGTCGTATATGCAGGTTGAGCTATCTGCAAACATTACGGTAAACGGTACGTTTACCAGCTTTGGCACAGGCGTTCAAGATCGTAACGTCGTTTACAGCAACATTCGAGGTACGCAAAGGGCAATCAACGCAGCCGCTGTTTCCATTCAAGACACGGATTTTCGTGACATAAACGCCAACGGCGCGGCGGTTCCTTGGGCTCTGTCAGGGCAACGTGTAGGAGACCTGGGTAATAACTCGGACATCACATTCCCCGCAGCCGTAACTCGGTATGCGGTGGCTTCAGGTAATTTCTCCAATACTTCTGTATGGTCGGCTACTTCTGGGGGCTCAGTAGGCGCATCAGTACCCCTACCTCAAGACACGGCTGTATTTGATGCCAACACTGGGGCTGGCACATATACATTTAACGTGCCCCGTATTGGCGCTTTGAACGCATCAGCGCTAGGCGCTCGGGTAATCTCTCTTGGGGTGGATATTGAGGTATATAAGAGTTTTACCTTGAGTTCGGCCTTGACGTTTACCAACAACAACAAGATACTATCTTTTTTGGGGGATGGAACTAATACAATAAACACCGCTGGAAAGCAGCTGTACTTCACAATTTTTGCTGGTAACTATAGGCTGAACGCAAATTTGTCCGTTCAAACAGATAGCTACATATACGGCGGGCTGTTTGAAGCTAATAACTACAACCTTACCTCTGGTAGGTTCTCCGTTCAAAACTCCACAACCGGTTACACCTCCTCCCCAAATTTGACCGTTTATATGGGGTCCGGAACGTGGACAGCCACTGGCACTTCTGGGTGGAGTTATACCGCAAGTGGTACTTTTACTCTTTTCCCAGAAACATCCACGATTGAAATTGCGGCTTCGGTTGGGGTGACATATTCCTTTGCCGGTGGTGGGGCTACTTACAATAACTTGTTAATTAGTGGGTCGACGGGCGCGGCTGCAATTTCAATATCGGGTAACAACACCTTTACATCCATCACCAGCACCAAGACTAATGCCTACTTTCTGAGGCTACCTGCCAGCGGTACAACTACGGTCGGTGCGTGGAACGTAAACGGAAGCTCTGGGAACATCATTACAGTTGAAAGCTCGTCTTCTGGCACTCGTGCCAATCTAACAAAGACAGGTGGCGGGTTTAGCGTGTCCAACTTTATTTCGGTCAAGGACATCAACGCCTCCCCCGCGTCCACCTTCTACGCAGTGAACTCCACCAACGCCGGGAACAACGTCAACTGGACGTTCAACTTCCCTACTTCCCAAGGCAATCTTCTGGCGTTTTTTACGTAAGCTGGCAAAACCATAAACCTATGGAAATCCCTAAGCTCACCCCCGTTGTTCAGTTCTGTACCGCTGCGTTCGCATTGGCGGTGGGGGGCTTTACGGCTGGCGACAAGTTTGGGTGGTGGTCAACGGAGAAGCCAATTCTGGAGTGGTCACCGGAGCACTTCAAGATCCAGCCTGCCAAGGTTGGAGCCCCCATAACGGTGCAGGTGGCACGTATCAAGCGGCGCGATGACTGCTCAGTTGAAGGCTTTTTGCCCACGGTGCGTGATGCGTCTGGGGTGATCCACGAAGCCACGCCGAGCATGTCAAAGTTCACTGGCCCCGCAAGCCCCGAGGTGGACACCTTCACCTACCAACTGACAATGTCTCCCAAGGACAAGATCGCGCCTGGGACGGCTACGCTGCTTGCAACGATTACATACAAGTGCCCCGAGGGCCAGCGTACTGTGACGTACCCCAAGCACAAGAACCTGACCTTCTTGCTGGAGAAGTAAATGCTGTCTCTTCTTTCCACCCTCGGTGGCCTGTTGATCTCCGGCTTACCAAAGCTGCTGGACTTCTTCCAGAACCGTGCTGACCAGAAGCATGAACTGGCGCTTGCCCGTGTGCAGACGGAGCGAGAACTGCAACTCGCGGCTCAAGGCTTTGCCGCCCAGGCCCGGATGGAAGAGATCAGGACCGAGCAGGTCCAGATGCAGACCGAAGCCTCCATGACCGAGCGGGCTCTGGAGCATGACGAGAAGGTCTTGGAGAAAGCATCTCGCTGGGTTGCCAACTATGTCGGTACTGTGCGCCCGACAGTGACCTACATCTTCATCCTTGAGCTTGTGGCGATCAACGCAGCGATTGCTTGGTACGCGTTTAACCAGCCTGGGTTGATCAAGGATGTGGACAGCTTGATTCGCGTGACCGCCGTGATCTTCTCTGAAGACGAGATGGCAATGCTGGGTGGAATCATTGGGTTCTGGTTCGGAACCCGTAGCTGGAACAAGAAGTGAAACTCAGCAAGGTCGGCGCTGATCTGATGCACCGATACGAGGGGTATCGGACGAAGCCTTACCTTTGCCCTGCGCACATCTGGACCATCGGCTACGGCCACGTTCTGTACCAAGAACAGATCAGGCTTCCTGTCGCAAGGGTAGGCGATTACACTGGGGTCATCCGCAAGGAGTACCCGCTGCGCCCAGAGGACAACCGGGTCTGGAGCCGAGATGAGATTGAAGAGCTTTTCAGCCAAGATGTCGCATCTTTTGAGCGTGGTGCTCTTCGACTGTCTCCTAATCTGGCTGATCGTCAAGGCGCATTTGACGCTGTGGTCTCTTTTAGTTTCAACGCCGGGTTAGGCAACTACCAGCGAAGCACCATCCGCATGAAGAACAACCGGGGTGACTTTGAAGGTGCAGCCGATGCGTTCATGGCTTGGACCAAGGGCGGCGGCAGAGAGTTGCCTGGGCTCGCCAAGCGCCGCAAAGACGAACGTGCGTTGTTTTTGGGGTAACCATGCCACTCAAGAAGATAGTATTCAAACCGGGCGTAAACCGCGAAAACACGCGCTATACCACTGAAGGTGGTTGGTACGATTGCGACAAGGTACGGTTCCGCCAAGGTACGCCTGAGAAAATTGGTGGGTGGCAGCAATTCTCCACGACTACATACCTTGGGATCTGCAGGGCGCTGTGGCCGTGGTCAACCTTCTCTTACTCTGGATTGCTCGGCGTTGGCACCAACCTAAAGTATTACATCACCTTTGGTGGTGTGTACTACGACATCACACCGATTCGGCGCAGCGTTGTTCTGACAAACCCGTTTTCTACCACAATCAGCTTGCCGACGGTAACCGTTACCGATTCAAACCACGGAGCTTTGACGGGCGACTATGTAACTTTTTCGGGGGCAACAGCGGTTGGTGGGCTGACTATTTCTGGTGAGTACGTCGTAACGGTAATTGACGCCAGCACATACACCATCAACGCTGGAAGCAACGCAAGTTCAACGGTAACCCAACCTCCCGGTGGAGGGGGGACGGTAACAGCGGCGTACCAAGTTACTACCGGTGGGGATATTCAATACCCGCTTTCCGGTTGGGGCACAGGCACTTGGGGTGGCGGCACCTGGGGTTCAGGCAGTCTGAACACTAAGGAGTTCCGAATCTGGAACCACCAGAACTTTGGTGAAGATCTTATCTTTGGGCCTCGCGGTGGGGGTTTGTACTATTGGGACGCAAGCAGCGGTTTGCTTAATAGAGGCGTTGCACTTACTTCGTTGCCTGGAGCTTCTGATGCCCCAGTAATCCAAAATAGCTTGCTCGTCTCCGATGCTTCTCGTTTTGTGCTGGTGTTTGGGTGTAACGACTACGGCACTTCGGCCCAAGATCCTATGCTGATCCGCTGGAGCGATCAGGAAAGTGCGGTTAACTGGACCCCTGCCGCCACCAACCAAGCGGGGTCTTTGCGCTTATCCCACGGCTCAGAGATCGTTGCTGTTGGTCAGGTCAGGCAGGAAATTCTGGTTTGGACCGACACTTCCATGTATTCTTTGCAGTATTTTGGCCCTCCGATTGTTTGGGGTTCCCAACTGCTCTCTGACAACGTGTCTATTTTTAGCGACCGGGCTTGGTCTGTCGCGGCAGGCGTAACCTACTGGATGGGGCAAGAAAAGTTTTATAGCTATGACGGTCGCGTGAGCACGCTTGAGTGCGATATCCGGCAGTACATTTTCAGTGACTTTAACTACGACCAGAACGAGCAGATTTTTTCTTCCACCGTTGAGCAGTTCAACGAAGTCTGGTGGTTCTACTGCTCCGCCAGCAGTACCGAAATCGATAGGTACGTAATCTACAACTACCTTGAAAAAGCGTGGTACTACGGCACGCTGAATCGCACCGCTTGGATCGATGCCAACGTCACCAGTGATTATCCGATAGCCGCAACCGCCAATAAGCTGGTCTATCACGAGTTCGGTGTTGATGACAACACTACTGGAACACCTGTACCCATCAACGCGTACATTACTTCGTCTGAGTTTGACATTGAGGACGGGGATCGCTTTGGTTTCGTTTGGCGCGTACTGCCCGATATCACATTCCGTGGGTCTACCGCTGGCACACCGAGCGCCACGCTTACACTCCTCCCTTTACAAAACTCGGGTTCAGGGTACAACAGTCCTGTGTCCCAAGGTGGTACAAACAACGGCGCGATTTCTCGGGTTGCAACTGTGCCTATTGAACAGTTCACACAGCAAATCAATGTCCGAGTGCGGGGTAGGCAGATGGCGTTGAAAATTGCGTCTGATGCTGTTGGCGTACAGTGGCAGTTAGGGGCACCGCGACTTGACATTAAGCAGGACGGCAGGAAAAGCTGATGAGTATTTGGGTAAGCCTCATCAAGCGGTTTAAGGCTCCCGCGCTACCAAAACCAGGGGTGGAGTATGACCGCACCTACTTTGATGCGCTCGTCAACATTCTGCGGTTGTACTTCAACCAACTAGACAACCTGCTGGAGCAGATCGTGGCAACTACCGGAAGTCCTGTACCTATTTCCATTGGCGGGACCAACACCGATGCGTTTGGGCGTGTACGTGTAAGCCAGCCGTACACGTTGTTTGATTCTCAGAGCCGGTACGAAGCAGATCCCCAGTTCGACACCACTACTACGGGCACTGGGTCAGCCACCTACGCTTCAAACGAAGCTGCGGTAAACATGGCCGTGACTGCGGGCGGTGTGGGTTCCGTAGTCAAGCAGACGTATCGGGTTTTCCCGTACCAGCCGGGTAAGGGTCTACTCGTCCTCTCCACATTTGTGATGGACAGCAGTTTGAATGCGGGACTGACCCAGCGGGTTGGTTACTACAACACCGACAACGGTGTGTTCTTCCAGAAGGTAGACGGGGTCTATTCCTTCGTCCTGCGTTCAAACTCCATCCCCACGCCCGGTACGCCCAGCGATGCGCGGACAGTCAACCAAACTGACTGGAACGGGGATAAGCTCGATGGCACCGGAGACTCAGGGTATACCCTTGACCCGTCCAAGGCACAGATTCTGTGGATGGACTTTGAGTGGCTGGGCGTTGGCTCTGTGCGGTGCGGATTCATCATCGACGGCCAGTACATCGTCTGCCACACGTTTGAGAACGCCAACAACGTAGCCACTGTTTACATGAGCACGGCTACGTTGCCGGTGCGCTACGAGATTGTTTCCTCTGTTGCTGTGGCAGGGACGCTCAAGCAGATCTGCTCCTCGGTTGTTTCTGAGGGCGGGTATGAGCAGTATTCGTTCGGGCATATCGCTCGGCGCACTGCGATCCTTGGCACCATCGGCAGCACATTCCTCCCCATAGTTTCCATCCGCCTGAAGTCCACGCGACTTGGTGCAGTGGTGCTCCCTCAACGGGTTCAAGTGTTGCCAACCACCTCGCAAAACTACGAGGTCGCTCTGGTGAAGAACCCCACGCTGACTGGTGCATCCTGGGTTGCTACGACCTCAAACAACGTCGAGATGGATGTGACCGCTACGGCGGTGACAGGCGGGACGATTGTTCAAACCGACTACGTGACTTCCAGTGGCAGCGGTGGTACAAACCCCCTTGCGGACCCTGCTGGTTATAACTGGGACTTGCAGCTTGGCTCCTCCCTTGCCGGGGTCAGTGACATATACACCATCCAGATCAGAACCGTGTCGGGCGCTACCACGGGTGACGCCGTGGGCTCTCTGACCTTCTGGGACTTAACGGGGTAAGGTAATGGCTCTTGCACTGCCATCAGACTGGGGCACTTACGATGCCACGAAGAAAATCAACTGGTTTAACCAAAACCAAGTTGATACCAACACCTTACTAAGTCAGGGCGTAGACCAAGCATCTATTAACTGGATGCTTAACAATGGATATTTAGGGACTTACGCCCCGGCCCCTACTCCAGCACCGACGTTCACGCTACCCCCTACTGTCGCTCCAACACTTGCACCTACACCTGCTCCGGCCCCAACAATTTTTCGTCCCACGAGCGGATACCAGACGTTGGCGTCTGAAGCGGATTTAGAGACGTACTCTGATCCGTACGAGCAATACGGGCCGTATATCCCGGCTCCAACTGCGGCACCTACACCCGCACCGACATTTACTCTACCCCCTACGGTCGCTCCGACTCCCGCCCCTACCCCTGCACCAACTGCTGCTCCTACCCCCGCACCGACCCTTTTGGTCACTTCCGCGCCGACTACTACCCCCGCGCCGACTCTCCTAGTCACTCGCGCTCCTACGGCTGCTCCTACGGCTGCTCCTACGGCTGCTCCTACGGCTGCTCCTACGGCTGCTCCTACGGCTGCTCCGACCGCTGCTCCTGCAATAGCGGGGCCTACCCCATTACCAACTGGTTTCGTAGGTCCGACACCCACACCGACGTTCACCTTACCCCGCACCGTTGCGCCTACTCCTGCGCCTACTCCTGCGCCTACTCCTGCGCCTACTCCTGCGCCTACTCCTGCGCCTACTCCTGCGCCTACTGCCGCATGGTCTTGGGGTACAAATGAATACGACACGAGGACTATTGGTGAGTACACATATCAACCTGTGTATTCACAACCCGCTAGCGCGGAAACAGGCGAAGCACCGGGGGCGGTTGAATACGTATACCGGTACAAAACTGGGCAAACAGGTGCCGGTCAGCCTTATGAGATTATTGATAGGGCCACTGGGCAAGTAACGGGTACAGGTCAGTTCAAAGAAGGTAGTAGAGGATTCTTCGGAGATTTCTTCAGCACGTTAGGCGGGGCGGTAGAGACAATAGCAACGGACTTTGCTCCGTTGATCATGACCGCTATGAGCGCCGGTGCGCTCGGCCCTTTGGCTGGAAGTATCGGCACTGCGCTTGGAGCGACCGGCGCAACGGCCACGGCAATTGGTAATGCAGCAATCAACGCCGCGCTTACTGTTGCACAAGGTGGGAACCTTCAAGATGCGTTGAAAGCCGCCGCTGCAAGTGGATTGAGCCAAGCCGCTGTTAACTCAGTCGCCAATTTTGCTCAGACCACAGGCGCGCAGATTGCAAGTCAGATGGGCGGTACAGCCGGAGATATCGCCGGTAAAGCTGTTCAGGGTGCGATTACAGGCGCTGCGGGAGCACTGCCGAGCGCATTGGCGACTGGGAACTTTGGAAGTGTTCTTACGGCTGCGGCTTCTGGTGCGATCACCACAGGATCTGCGGGGGTACTGCAATCGTCGGGGCTGTCTTCAAAAGACATTGGCGCGGCAATCGGCATCGCCAAGGGTATTCAGTCTGGAGACCTAACCCAAGTTCTGGCTGGGGCTAACAACTTCATCGATAGCCCTGAGCTGGGGCTTGCTACGTCCGCAAGTCGGCTTGCTACTGCTATTAGCTCTGGTAACCAAGCTGCCATAACTTCTGCAATTCAGGGGTTTGGCTCTGAGATAGATAAGTACCAGACCGGTAAAACGGTATCCGCTGCCTATGCCGACCCGTCACGGTCGCAGGATGTTCTGCAGCCAACCCCTGCGCCAACACAACCAACTTATTCAGCTTATACCCCAGGCGCTGCGTATCTTGATCGAAATACCCCCGTAGATCAACTCCCTACTCCTACAACTGACGATGAGTTAAACGCCTACGTCAACCGGCTAATACAAGAAAACGCGCCCACCGAACAGTATGCGGCGCTACCTGCCTTGGCGGTTGGACTTGCTCGGGGGGTTCCGGTAGCGATTGAAGCAGTTGAAACCGCTATGCCCGCCATAGCACGTATGGCGGCAAATGACCCAAGATTCGCGGCGTTGGTAGCCCGGTCGGCTAACCCGTTGATGCAGTACGTGGCTACGGCGTTGGGGTTAACCGCCGCTGCTGTTATCCCCGGGGATGTGGCTGCGCCCGCCCCTGCACCGACCGCACCAGCAGTTACCGTAAGTCCAGAGGTTCAACAAGTAGTCATCACAGGTAAACGGCTTACTCCGTACGGCTATCTCACTGACCAAGAGATGCTAGACATCTACGGTTTTGTGTTCCCTACCGAAGGCGGTGCAGCGGTCCCTAAACCCCAGCCAGACAACCAACCTAACCCAGATACACGACCAAATGTCGTACCTGTAGCCCCTCCCGTGGGGCCTGTAGTTCCTGCGGATCAGCCTGATCCGGCAGTTCGCCCTGCAATAGTCCCGGTGCCCGGAACGCCAATTGAGCCATTAGTTACCCCCTCACCCGCTCCTGGGCCCGCTCCCGCTCCTGGGCCCGCTCCCGCTCCCGCTCCCGCTCCGGGACCTGCTCCGTCGCCGACACCTTTGGTTACTTTTACGTTACCCCCCTCACCCGCTCCTGCTCCTGCTCCTGCTCCGGGACCTGCTCCTGCTCCGGGACCTGCTCCTGCTCCGGGACCTGCTCCGTCACCATCACCCTCACCTGCTCCGGGACCTGCTCCTGCTCCGGGACCTGCTCCGTCGCCATCACCCTCACCTGCTCCGGGACCTGCTCCTG